CCAAGAAGGGGTATAAGCTGACCTCGCGAGGGCGCGACTTCGTCCGGGCCAGGTTCCCCTGGGGCAGGGTCGACGAGTATACGGGCGACAAGAAAGCGATGTAGATGAGCCAGCCGCAAAAAGCATATCAGGTTCTGGCAGCCGTGGCGGCCAAACAGGCCGCCCTGAAAGTGCCCGCCTTGGACGATCCGGCAGAACCGGACGATTGGCTTACGGCAATAGGCGAGAAGGTCGCGTCCAGTAAGCCGGCGTCCAAGATCCGCGATGACCTGTGGTGTGACCTGGAACGGCGCCTGCGCGATGAGACGAGCTATTCGGTGTCATCGCTGATGAGTTGGGTAAACGACCTGGCAGCCGAACACCTGAGCGACGAAGGCATTCGCGTGGGCCGCTCGTCCCTGCACCGCTCCAGAGTGAAGATCCTCGAGGCCGAGAAGGCGATCAGCCTTCGCGCGAAGCTGGCGGCTGCGGTGATCGACGCCGCCGGCCGACGAGGTGAGGCGGATGTATTCAAGGCCGGGCGCATACTGGCCGGGCAGTTGATATTCGAGGCGCTCGACGCGCTGCCCGTCGACGCGCTGGACCAACTCAAGCCCCACCAGTTCATCGGCCTGATCGACGTGCTGGGCAGGCTTTCCAAGCAGCACGTGGAGACGGACATACTGGCCGCCAAGCTTGCGGATCTGCACAAGGCGGCCAAGGACGAGATCGACAAGGCCACCGCCGGCAAACCGGACAAGAAACTTACCCGCCAGAACGTCTACGAGATCCTGGACCGGATAATGAAGGGCACCGCCGCATGAACGCGCCCCCCGTACTGACGGAACGCAAGACCAAACGCGGGCATATCCTGCTGCCCTGGCAGCAGGCCTGGCGGCGCGACGAGTCGGATCTGAAGCTATGGGAAAAGTCGCGGCGGATCGGGGCGACCTTCACCGAGGCAAACGACGTGACGATGACGCGGCTGACGGAGTCCAGGCCGTATGACTACTGGTTCTCGTCGGCCGACGAATCGGCGGCGTATGAGTTCGCGGATTACTGCCGCTTCTGGGTCGAGAAGGCCGACGCTGTGGCCGACAGCTTCACAGAGCAGATCGAAGATCCCCAAACCGGCCGTGCTGGGACGGCCTTCGTCGTTCGCTTCTCCTGCGGTGCACGGATGACGGCGATGAGTTCCAACCCCCGCCGCTTCCGCTCCAAGGGTGGCGACGTGGGGCTCGATGAATGGGCCTACCACGACGATCCGGCCCGCATGTACGAGGCCGCCGAGCCGTGCACGATGTGGGGCGGCAAGCTGCGGATACTGTCGACGCACAACGGCGAGGGCAGCGAGTTCAATAAGTTCGCCAAGATGGGCAAGCGCCACGCGACAGGTCAGGCCAAGCCGGGGGACATCCCGTTTTCCGTCCATCGGATCACGCTGCCGGAGGCTGTCGAGGCGGGGCTGGTGGAGCGGATCAACGAGACTCGGGGGACAAACTACACGCGGCAGGAATTCTTGACGATACGCCGCTCGCGTTGCAGGTCGGAAGATCACTGGCGGCAGGAGTACCTGGCGATCCCGTCGATCGATTCGACGGCGTGGCTGCCGTACGAGCTGATCGAGGGCTGCGAACACGACGGCGCGGGTGACATCGCAATGGCCGGTGACGGTCAACGGTACATAGGCATGGACGTCGGCGAGACCAAGGATCGGACGGTGATCTGGGTCCTCGAGCGCGTCGGCGACGTGGTTTGGACACGCGAGGTGGTGGTATTCACGGACGAGCCGCTGCGGATCAAACAAGAGGCGCTTCTGGCGCGGCTGCGTCACCCCAAGGTGGTGCGGGCCTGCATCGACGCCACGGGCGTTGGCGCACAGATCGCGCAGGAGGCCGTCGCCTCCGGCAAGGGCGAGGCCGTTAAGTTCTCGCTGCCGGTTAAGGATGAACTGGCCAGCCCGCTTAGAGGGCTGTTCGAGGATAAGCGCATTCGCGTCCCGAGCGATCCGGCCACGCGAGAGGATCTGCACGCGGTGCGGATGACGCTGACGGCTGCGGGTAACCCGCGATTCGACGCCGAACGATCGGAAGCGGGACACGCTGATAGGTTCTGGGCTCTGGCGCTGGCGGCCCACGCGGCGGCGAACGTGGGCGCACAACCGCACATAAGCACGTGGTAAGGGTAACAATGCCGCCGAAGGCGAATAAAACCGAGTCGTGGGACCCCAACGGTCTGGTGATGACGGCGGAGGGATTCTCGGGCGCCGCGCCGATGATCGTCGGCTCGCCGGCCAAGGCCATGAGCCTGTCCACCTACGCCCAGATGTTCATGTCCGGCCAGGACGTATCGGCCGGCGGGACGCTGGGCGGGCCGACAAACCCCTACAAGCACAGCCTGTGGATCCACACCTGCATCTCGCGGATCGCCACGAACGCGGCGCGCGTTCCGATCCGAGTGTCGCGAGGCGAGGCGTCCGGCACGCGCGGGGTATGGGGCCACAAGCACGTTCGCGCGGGTCCCCTCGGGACGCGGCGGCTGTGCCGCGAAAAGGCGATCGCAAAGGCCCGCGAAGGCGAGATCGTCGAGTTCGGCGACCTGTACGAGCTGCTGCGAAAGCCCAATCCGGCCCAGCTGTGGAACGCCTTCATCGAGGCGTGCGTCACGTTCCAGTACACCAAGGGCCAGGTCCACTGGCTGTTCGACGCGATGATCGGCCGCAGGCCGCTGACGATGGAGCTGATACCGGGGGGCAAATCCACGGCCGTCGTCGATAAGACCGGGCACGTCCCTCGGCTTGACGGCTGGATGTTCAAGGATCCGCACGGCGTCCATTACCCTGTGACGCTCGACGAGTGCCTGTCCTTCCGCCTGTTCGATCCGGACAGGCCGTTCGACGGCCTGACGCCCCTGACCCCGGCGCGGCTGGCGATCGTCGGCGACTACAACGCGTCCCTCTTCAACGCGGCCATGTTCGCCAACTCCTGCGAGCCCGGCGGCGTCCTGGAGACCGACGCGCCGTTCAATCAGGACCAGGATGGGGAGATGAAGACGAACTGGCAGCAGCGGCACGGCGGGCCGATGAACGCCCGCCGGCTGGCGGTTCTCTGGGGCGGGCTGAAATACCATTCGATCGGCCAGTCGCTGAAGGACATGGTCTACCCCGAGGGCAAGCGGCTGAATTGGATCGAGATTTGCGCGGTGCTCGGCGTGCCGCCGTCTGTGGCCGGCTTCTTCGGCACGACCGGAGATTCGTCGGCCTACGTCGGGCACGAGCTGAAGCGGTTCTGGCAGGACACGGAAGCGCCGCTGCTGGAGAAGATCGGCGACGCGATCAACGATGAGATATGCCCACGCTTCGCCGGCGGCCTGGAGGCCTGGTTCGACGTCGAGGACGTGCCGGTCTTCCAGGAGATGAGGCGGGCCCAGACCGAGACCGCCCGGACCTACTGGGCGATGGGCAAGTCCTTCCGGGTCATCGACGACTGGCTGGACCTGGGCATGGAGCAAGAGCCGCAGGATGCGATCGGCTGGCTGCCCGTCGGCGTCGTGCCGGCCAACCTGGCGATGGAGGGCAACGTCCTGCCCCCGCAGGATGAAGGGCCGTCGAGCGAGGAGTCCGACGATCTGGATCAGGTAGATAATGATACCCACGGAAGGCGTTCCGTGGGCATTAGTGAGGACTCACTAGAAAAGCTTGCGGCGCGGCAGATATGGGAGGCGTGGGTCCGGTCCTGGGCGCCGCTGGCCAAGCGCTGCGCGGGCGTACTGCGAGGCCACTACGCCGCACAAACCCGCAAGATCGTCAAGCTGCTGAGGCTTTACCTAAAAGACCTGCCGGACCTGAAAGACGTGGGCATTAAGGATGAGGCCGCGATCGCGCGGATATTGTTCGACGTGTTCGGCGACGCCGGCGAGGCCAAGAAATTCACCGCCCGGCTGCTGCCGATCGTAAACGACGCCGCCGAGCTGGGCCTGCGCCAGTCATTGACGGAAGCGGGCCTCAGCGCCGAACAGATCTCCGGCCGGCTGCCGGGCCTGATCGGCGACTCCCGCCTGATCGCCGCCGCCAAGAGCGAGTCGCTGATCATTTCGACGAAGATCAACGCCTTCACTCGCAACCACCTGCGGCGGTCGCTGGTCGAGGGGATGCGATCCGGCGAGACGGTCAACGCGCTGGCGGACCGCGTCCAGACGTTCATGAACAACCGGCGGGCCTCCGCCCTCACCGTCGCCCGCAACACGGTCGGCCAGACATTGAGCCGCGCGAGGCGCGAGGGCCGGATCGCCGGCGGCATGACTCACGAGATCTGGATCCACTCGCGCGGGCCCGGCGAGCGGCGGGAGGCCCACGTCGCCGCCGAGGGGCGATACCGCCGCGAACCCAAGCCGATCGGCCGGCCGTTCATCGTCAACGGCGTGCCGCTGAACTATCCGCGAGACACCTCCGGGCCGCCCGGCGAGATCGTCAACTGCCAGTGCCTGGCGGCGGGCATGCGGATCAATAAGCCGGCGGAAGGCAAGGCGACGGAACATCAAGCGGCCGAGACGCTGGGGCGGACCGCGACGACGGGATTCGTCGACTACGGACAGATGCTGGCCGCGCGCGACGCGGCCCGGGAGCAGGACCATGCCACAGACACAGACACAGACGGCAAATCAGACTGACCTGAGCTTCATCTTCGCGCAGGTGAAGGGATTCAGCGACGACGGGATCCTGGAGGCGGTCGCCTCCACCGGCGACGAAGATCGCCAGGGCGAAATCATCGAACCCGGCGCGTGGGGCAAGGGGCTCGACGCCTACCGCCGCAACCCCGTCATCCTGGCGGCCCATCAACATCGCCTGGACACGGGCAGTTCGCCGGTCATCGGCTCGGCCGTGAAGATAGATCCGGCCGGCGAAGCGCTGGTCTTTCACATGAAATTCGCCGACACGCAGCTCGGCCGCGAATACGCGGCGCTGTATCGCGACCGGCACATGCGGGCCTTCAGCGTCGGGTTCATGTCGAGCAACGGCGAGTGGCGGGATTCCGCCAGCCCGGGCGGGAAGACCAAGCGGGTCTGGGTCCACACCGAGGTCCAGCTGCTGGAGATCTCCGCCGTGGCCGTGCCGGCCAACCCCGAGGCCCTGGCCAGGATGCGGCGGCTTGCGGCCAAGGCGGCCCTTGCCGGCAAGGCCGGCGAGGATGAAGCCGAAGCGGCCCTTGCCGGCAAGGCCGTCGATCGGTTCAAGGCCGACGTGGCCGAGGCGGTGGCGGCGAAGGTCGGCGAACAGGTAACGGACAAGATCACCCAGCAAATCAAAGAGGCAATCGAAACGCAGCTGGTAAACCTGGCCGACCAGGTAAGCCAGCTCGCGGAGATGATCATGCTGTCGTCTGACACGGTCAACGTCGAATCTCCGGACCGCCAAGCCCCAGGCCCGGATGCAAAAGGCGATGACGGCGACGACAGCGACCACGGGGCGAACACCAGCCGGGCGGCCGAGCGGCTCGGCAAAAAGATGAGAGAGTGATAACCACGAACTAATCGCCCCTTTTTCCAAGGGGCTCGGGAGACAACTATGCCACCGAAACTCAAAGAACTGCTCGCGAAGCTGACGGACTCATTGAAGCCCGATCCGGCGGCGCGGGACGAAAAACAGGTCGCCGCGTGTCTGACGGCGATGGCCGACTACGCCGAAAGCGACGAGGGCCGGGGCTACGAGCCGGTCGGCGAGCTGAAGACGGCCATCGATCAACTGCGCAAGGACCTGAACGCGCAGGCGGAAGCGACGCGCAAGCTGCAGCGCATGGGCCTGGCCGTTCGCGACCATAGCATCAAGGTCATGGGCTACAAGGAAATCATGGACCTGCGGCGAGTCGGGCGGATCTTCCGCACCAAGGAGGACGCCGAAGGCTTCGCCGCCCTGGCCGCCAGAAGCATCTGGGGCAAGCATCCCGCCTACGCCGAGGTCGTCTCGTCCACGGCTCGCGGGATGGCCGATGAGCTGACGAAGGACCTGGACCCCGGCGTGGCCGGCAGCGGGGCCGAGCTGGTGGCCAATATCTACATGGCCGACCTGATCGCCAACGTGGAGGCGGTCGGCGTGCTGTTCCCGCTGTGCGACCGCGTCCCGCTGGCCACCACCGGCCAGACGATCTGGCCGAAGCTCACCGGCGAGCTGACGGCCTACCCTGCGGCGGTGGCCGCCAAGTTGACCGAGAGCGCGCCGACGTTCGGCACCGTCACGATGACCCCGGTCAAATGGGGAACGCTGACCCCGGTGCCCAACGAGTTCTTCCGCAACCCGACGCTGCTGGCCCCGCTGGGCCAGCGGCTGGCGTGGATGAGCACGCGGGCGATCTCTTACGCGTTCGACAACGCGCTGGTCAACGGCGACGGCACGGCCGATTACGGCACTATCACCGGCCTGCTGCAGGATGCCAGCCTGTCGGCCGTGACGGCCGGCGCCGCCACGACCATCGCCACCTACACCGGCGCGGAGATCGGCGCGGTGATCGCGGGCGTTTCCGTCGACTACGTGACCGATCCGTACTGGCTGATGCACCTGTCGAGCGAGCGGACGCTGCGGAACATCCGCTCGACGACCGGCACGCCGCTGTACGAGCGGGGCAACAACGGCGAGCCGAACACGATCGACAACTACCCCTACAAGACCTGCCAGCGGTTCACCGCCGCCGGGTCGGTGGGGGCGGCCGCGAAGTGGGCCGCGTTCGGCGATCTGCGCCTGAGCCACTTCTTCGGGATGCTGGGCGCGATCGAGTTCGCCCAGTCCGAGCACGCGCGGTTCGAGTACGACATGACGGTGGTGAGGGGCCTGGCGCACGCCGACGCGGCGCTGAAGGACGCCAACTCCACCGTGATCGCCAAGACGCACGCGTAATAAGCCAAGAAGCGGAGTAAGGAACTAAACCCACGGAAGGTTTTCCGTGGGCATTGTGGGCATGCTTAAAGAGGAGACACGCGATGAAGCGAAAGAATGTAATTACGATCATGCTGGCGGCCGCCGTGCTGTCGGCGTGCGTTACGTGGCTTGTGACGAGCCCGCAGCCTGTACTTGCGGCCTCGCCCGTGTCCGGCGCCGTGAACGCCAAGGCCGGGTCCGGCGGCGTGACGGCGGCGACGTTCGTGAAGCTGTCGGCGGCCGGGACGATCGTGGCCACGTCGGCCGTCACCGACAAGGTGGTGGGCGTGTGCGAACTGACGGCCGCCGCCGACGCGATGACGCGATACGCCCCGGCCGGCACGCAGACCACCGTCACCTCCGGCGAGCAGATCGCCGTGGGCGACCTGCTGACCACCGGCGCGGGCGGCAAGGCGTTCGTATTGGACGCCGACGACGCATCGACGCAGCGTGTGGGGGCGATTGCGTTAACGGCGGCGAGCGGGGCCGATGAATCGGTCACCGTGATCGTCGCGCCGGGCGTCGTCGAGCAGCGGCTGGTTATGGCCGGGGCGGTTAAGACGCAGACGTCGCTGATCGTGCCCGGTTTCCTGACGGGCGCGACCACCTGCGACGCGGACGTGCTGGCGATACCGATTACGCACGCGTTCGTCACCAAGACGACCGGCGCGGACGCCGAGGCGCTTACGCTGGCCAACGGCACGGCCGGGCAGTTGCTGGCGATCACGCTGGGCACGGACGGCAACGGTGATGGGACGCTTACGCCCGCCACGTCGACCGGCTGGGCGACGATCGTGTTCGCCGACGCGGGCGACAACGCCACGCTGATGTACGTGGACGATACGGTCGGCTGGGTGATACTGGGCCTGTCCGGCCTGTCGGCGCAGCCGGCCTATACGCAGTAGCGGCCGCGACGAACGGAAACTAAAGCCTAAAGATGGCTTACGGATGGCGACGCCCCGCCCCCCGATGGGGGCGGGGCCGAGCCGGAAAGGTGCGATGTTATGGCAAAGAAGAAGAAGAAGAATCCGGCGACCGACGAGCCGACACTGTCGCAGGATTCGGCGAACGAACAACCTGCGGACGAGCGACCGGCCGACGAGCAGACGGACAAGGACAAATCCGTCAACGTCATCGTCGAGGTCTTGCACGCGATCGCGTTCGACGGCGTGCACATATCGCCCAAGATCGACGATCCTCGCGGCGGCAAACCCCCGACGATCACGCCCGTGAAGGCCGTCATCCCGCGAAACCTGGCCGAATCGTACGGGCCGAAGTACGTCAAGGTGATCGGCGACGCGCCTGACGATGCGAAGATCGGCCTCGTCGCGGAGTAGGGCGTACGACAACACGACCGTGAGCCCCCTTCTGGAGAAGAAACGGGGCCACGGCCGGCGGGTCCCGAGATCCGGGACCCGGCGGCCGTGAAATAACTCTTTCGGGTAAAGGAGATCGAGACAATGACGGAGCAAACGATGGATAAGGCCGCGATGGCGGATCTTGCCGGAAGGGCCAAGGATGCAGCCGACGAGGCCGGCGACTGCCAGGTGGTCGCCAAGGTCGACGGCGTGAGCAATAACGGACAGACCTACGGGAAGGGCCAGCAGTTCGCCATGTCGCACCACATCGTGCCGGTGCACGCCAAGGCCGGCCTGGTGTCTTTGGCAAAAGAGGCAAAAGAGGCAAAAGAGGTGGAAAAGACCAAGCAGGCCACAACGCCGCGCGACAAGCAGGTGACGGGCGGGTCGAACAAGTAGCTGAAAGCTTGAGGGCAAGACCATGAGCCTCTGCATACTAGCCGACGTCAAGGCGTTCCTGGGAATCAACGCCCAGGACACGGAACACGACGCGGTGCTTAACAAGGACATCGCCGGCGTGTCGGCCCAGCTGGCGCGCGCGGCCGGCCGGATCCACGACGAGATCCCGGTCCTGGAAAAAACGACGGGGGCGGTCCAGTACTTCTCGCCCGACCCGCGTACGCGCACTATCTGGCTTGCGGCCTACCCGGTGATCTCGATTACCGAGATCAAGGAAGCCTGCTTTGGGGCGTTCGACGACGCCGACGCGCTGGTCGAGAACGAATCCTACCAGATCCTCAAGCCGCGCGGCCGGCTCGTGCGGATCGGCTTCTGGCTGCCGGGCGTCCAGACCGTCCGCGTGACCTACAACGGCGGATACACGGCCGCCGGCGATACGCCGGGCGACGGCGAGACCGCCCTTCCCGATGACGTGGTCCGCAAGGCCACCAAGCAGGTCGCCTTTTACTTCCGCCGGCGGGCGCAGCTGGGCGTGACCTCGGCGGGCGTGCAGGGCGGATCGTACACGGCGTACGCACGCGACGAGCTGCTGCCCGACGTGCGCGAGACAATGAACCGATTCGCGAGGACCTTATGATGAGATGCCCGGCATGCAAAGGCGTTGGAAGAATCGTTGATCAGCCGCCGCCGGCACCTGATGTGTTCCCGGAAACATCTGCGATGACAAAGGCGGAACTCGTAAGCGCGGTGGATCGGCTCAGACATAAGGTGACAGGCCTGGCCGACAGAATAGCTTGGCTGGAATTGTACATTGCCGCTGATCCCTGCCCGGTATGCGACGGGAAAAGGGAGTGGGACAAGCCATCTAAAAAATGATCGTTCAACTGACATTATCGCCCGAGGCGAAACGGAAGATCGCACGCGACCAGAAGCTGGCGGCCGGGGCCGTCCGGATGCTGGCCGACGGCATGGAGGCCGCCACCGCAGTCGGGGCCGAGCGGATCGCCGGGATGATGCAGATGGGCGAGCTGGGCGTTAGGCCCCGGTCGACGGACCTGGCCCATTCGGTGACGGGCTGGATGGTCAACCGCAACACGCCGGAAGGTGCGTTGGGCGTGCTTGGCGATTCGCCGGCCGCCCGCTACGCGAGGATCCTCGAGGAGGGCGGGGACATCTACCCGGTGCGGGCGCGGCTGCTGGCGATACCGATCAGCGATGAGGCCCGCAAGCACAGCTCCCCCCGCGACATGTCCAACCTGACGTTGATACCCCGCAGGGGCAAACCTCCGATGCTGGTGGAGATCCTGGGCGGACGAGGCAGCCGGCGTGCCCAATGGCGGATCCACTGGGTGCTGGTGCCCCACGTGCGGATCGAGCCGCGCCGGTGGCTTACCAAGGGCGCCCGCCGGGCGGCGGGCGACATAGTCGCCGCCTATCAGGACGTGGCGAACAGGTACGCGAGGCGGTGGTAATAATGGCGAACAAGATCGACACAGTGATGGACAACATCGAAACGAAGCTCAACGAGCTGGTCCAGGCCGACGGCAGCGGCGTTTTCAAGGCGGTTCAACGGGCCGTTATCAACGCGTTAACGACGGTCAATCCGCCCATCTTCGCGGTGGCCGTGGACCACCTGCAATGCGATCAGGGCACGTGGACGGCGTACGTGCTGCTGCAGATCGCGGCCAACAGGGGCGGGTCGGCCGCCGATTCGACCGTGACCGATCTGATCGCCGAGGCGGACGGCAAGATCCGTGCGCTGGCGGCGGCGGGCACGGCGGGCGGCGGGATCGATCAGATCATCTGGGATCCGTGGTACCGGCCGGGCAACACGCCCGGCTACCTGGACCACGTCGGTGCGATCGGCTCGCTTCGCATACGAGTGGAAGGAACGTTGAAGACGTCATAGAGAAGGATAGGAGATAGGCAATGGCATACGAAGCGATTTTTGCGACCACGTCGGTGACGCACGGCACTACCACGCTGGAAGGGGCGACGCACTTCAGCTGCAGCGCGGTGGCGGCGGTGATGGAGGACAACAATATCAAGGGCCTGGCAGAGCAGCGGGTCGCCAACCGCCGGCTGAACGTGACGGTCTGGGGCAAGGACCCGTCCGAGTTGGACGCCCTGGCCGAGGCTACGGCCGCCAACCTGGTGGTGGTGTGCGTCAAGACCGCCGGCGGTGCGATGACGATCACGCTGAAAAACATCGTGTTCAACTCGCCGTGCGACATCAACTCGCCCATGATCGACCAGGGCGGGAACGTCCCGTCGTTTCCGATCAACGGCGTGGCCGAGTGGGCCATCACCGATACCTGGGCGCTTATGCGGGCGATCACGTAGTGTTAGAAAAGCCGACGGGCTCAGGGCTTTAGGCTTTTAGACCGTTGGGCCTTTCCTAAAAGCCTAAAAGGCTAAAAGCCTAATTGACGGATGCGGGTATTGAGAACAGATGCCTGACGATCTGAAAATTCCCGTCACAACGCCGGGCGCGGCCAAGGCGAAGCGCGACCTGACCGAGATCGCGCGCGCCGAAAAGAAGGTCGGCCAGTCCGCCGAGGAGGCGGGCCGCAAGGGTAAGAAGGGCGGCCAGGACGCGGCGGAGGGCAAGAAGGAGGCCGCGCGCTGGACCGACAGGCTTATCACCAAGGTCAAGGCCCTGGTCGGCGCATATCTGGGCCTTCGTGGGGCCCAGGCCGTTCTGCGGTCGCTGCGTGAAGAGACGGAGAAGATCGACGAGGCGACGCGGAAGGCGGCAGAGTCGCTTCGCGCCGTCATGGCGCTTTCGACATTGAAGGGAGAGCGGGTCGAGACCCAGCAAGCGATCTGGCAGATGGCTATCGGGGCGGGCCGGCCGATCGAGCAGGTCGCGCCCGCCTATTACACGCTGCTGGGCGGTACCGCCGGCATGGAGCGAGGCAGGCAGATGGGCCTGATGCAGCAGGCCCTTACGATGGCCAAGACCGATCCCCGCGCGAGCCTCGAGGCCCTGGTCAGCCTGTTCAGCACGATCGGCACGCAGCAGCCGGACCTTACACCCCAGCAGATAGGCAACCTGGTGTCCAAGACGATCGAGCAGGCCAAGGCCACCCCCGAAGAGATGGCGATGTACCTGCCGAGCATACTGACGACCGCCAGGGCGGCCGGCGCGGACGTGGGAACGGCGGCCGCGATGTTCACGCTGGGCACGCGCAGAGGCGGAGGCGTGGCGACGAGCGGGACGGCCGTGCGCGCGGCGATCCTGGGGCTGCTGCTGCCGGCGCCGGACGTCCAGAAGCAGCTGACGCAATTCGGCTTCCCGGCCACCGGCGACATCCTCTCGCGGATCGGCTGGCTCCAGGAGGCGGGCGGGCAACTGCCGCCGGAGCTGGTGGCGGGACTCGGCGGGCGTCGCGGTATCGAGGCGATCTCCGCGATCGCCGAGCAGCCCGGCGCGCTGCGCGCGGAAATAGGCTTAATGGCCGGGGCGATGGCCGCGCCGGGCAGCCTGCTCCAGCAGCGCCTTGGCGAGATGTACGGCGAACTGCCGGCACAGCGGTACCTCGAGCAACTGTCGCAACTGACGGTGCTGACCCAGAAGGAGTACACGGATCCCGAGGCCCTGTTGCAGCAGGCCGAAATGGAATTAGTCGACTTGGCTTTCAGGCGGCAAGGCGTTGCGCCGTGGATGCGGAAGGTCGCTGGTTGGGCGTACAGGACGAGACGTGGACTGGGGTACCGCGCGGTTTCGGCGGAGGGACCCGGCGAGGAGGCCTTCCTGGGCCTGCTGCGGCAGGGATACACCCCCGCCGACATCCTCGAGCATGTACTGCCCACCATTCAAGAGGCCGGGGGTGCTGCCTGGGAGCGCCGAGATTGGATCGGCCTCGATTGGCCGTCACCCCCTGAGGGGGTAACTTACGAACAGTGGTATCAGCAGCTGCTGCAAGCGGGCGGCGCCGAACCGATGCAAGGCACCGGCGGCGGGGCGACGGGCGGAGCGGGCGCGGTCAGCGTCTTCCAGGGCGGCACGCACTATCACATTGACGACAGGCGCGACCCGGCGGGCCGTCCCGTCCAGCGCGTCGCGCCGATGGGATACTGATGGGCATTGGACCATTAGACCTTTAGGCATTTAGACTGTTAGGTTTTTAGGTTCGCAGGAAAAGCCTTGCCGAACAGCCGAACAGCCTAAAAGCCCGCTTACCGGATGCGGGCATTAAGAAAAAATGTCAACGATCAACGGACAAGACCTGTTGGGCAGCGGCGGGCACACGTTCGTCTGGGGCCAGCGCGACCAGACGTCAAAGACGCTCGGCGCGGCCGGGATCGACGGCGTCTGGGGCTTCGTGGTGTCCAACGGGGCCTGCGGCGGCGTGATCTGCGGGCACAACGGCGGGCCCGCCCTGCTGAAGGGCACGGACCAGGCCGACCTGACCGCCCAGGAGAAGGCGATCTGCGACCTGATCGACAGCGGCGCGGAGGTGGCCTGGGCCGACGACCAGGGCCGCAGCGGCGTTTACCTGGTGATCAAGGCCTACAGGCGGGCCGGGCCCCGCAAGGTGGCGGGCAGCGGGGCCGTCTGGCAGTACTACTGGCTGACCGTCGAGGACAGGATGGGCAGCCTGGACACGTGACGACATGACCACCGACGAGGCGATGACCGACATAGTGAAGCCGTGGCCCGTGTGGCACAGCGCGCACGGCGGGGCGGGCAAGTACGACGCGTTCGTCGACGACGCCCGCTTCCTGCCCGTGGAGGTCCGCGACTCGCTGGCGCCCCAAACGGCCATCGCCAAGGTCGAGCTTAACCTGCCGAAACTCCGCGTGGATGCGTGGGACTGGAAGGGGTACGTCGCCTTCGACGATCGGATCGCCATCGCCTCGGGCGAGCAGAATTGGGCCGACCGCGAGGTGCTGTTCGTCGGCTTCGTGGTCGACGTCGACCACAACCACAGCCGCCGCGAAGAGAGCGTAATCGTAACCGCCGCGTCCAA